GGGTTACCCCCATCTACTAGGTTCTTTTCAGCTAAGATCTTCAAATGTCACGCACACGTTCTCGTTCGGGCTTTAACGCCTATTCAGGTTTCGATACTGGATGGGCAACTACGTTGCTTCCATTCGTTTATGAAACCTTTTATGAAGCGTCATACCCTGGGTCAACTGCATGCCATCATCAAAAGATTAATGGCGGCTCTAGTTTACGTTGGCAGAATGTCAATTTCGCACCGGGTCGAACCTGGACACTAGACGGGTATTTAATACCTGGCTACGTTGGATGCTCTGATCACATTACTGAAATAAATAATGAAATTCAGAAGCACGCGAGTAGGCTTAACTGGAGAAGTTTAGACTCTTCATCAAGAGCTTCACTTATCCAGACTCTAGCTGAGTTTGACGAGACTTTATTGTTATTCACCAAACGTTTCTGGGCACAACTTAATTATGGCGCTTTCACGTGGGGGATTGTACCCTTCGTGTCCGACGTCAGAAATTGGGCGCAGGCAACCATTCGAGCGTTTAGGAGCTTATCTAATGACTCCAAGTACCATTACCGCGATAAATTTTCGCAGTCTGTCAAAACTGACTGGGTACCTGGGGTTGCTGGTTTCGACTCGCGAGCCACTTGTGACTATACGTTGCGACGATCTGGGCGTTATACGCTCACATCAATCGCTAGTCAACTCCAGTGGCTTGATCGTTTGGGTATTCACCCAGACATCGCAACCATCTATGACTTAGTTCCGTTCTCATTTGCAGTCGACTACTTCCTTCCGATTGGCGAATTTCTTACTAACACATTCCAAAGAGGATGGGTTAATGAAATAAGCTTTTCTGGTTGGATGTCAGTTGAGAGTCATATAAAATATGACTTTCGTGTGTCTAGTGGTTCTCAACAAACCAGTATTTCTGGTAGCTGTGGACAAACGATTTTTAGTCGCTTCCCTGACGCATCCATATTGCATACTGAGCCTGTAAAGTTTGACATCCCTGGGTTTGATCTACCCACCTTGCAACAAATATTTAACACGCAGTACTTGCTTCTTACCAATTCTGGAAAGTTGCCGGTCATAAAGAAACCTGCGAAGGTTATTCTTTAAGCGACTATTTCCCTTCGGAAAGGAAGTAGGTTAAGTACTAAGCTAAAATTGCTGAATTGGCGAGCATGACCCAAAGACCCTCATATCTGGAGATTCTATATGGCTTCCAATTTTGGAAACATTACAGTAGGTTCAACTATTTATGAACCACGCGCAGACGGCATTTACTCTGAGAGTACAACGACTTTTTCGTCGCCTCAAAATGAGTTCCGTATTCGCGGTGGTACTAAACGTAAGGATGGTAACTTAACTGCAGGCGTTACACGCGTTCTGCAAAAAGATGTCACTGTCAGTGGCAATACAACTCGCCACCAATGTGTTGTCTCTCTTAGCATTACAGTTCCTTCAACGGGGAGCTTCTCTGCTATTGAGGTCGATGACCTTGCAACAGATATCTCCACATTTGTTACCCCGTCCAACGTTGTAGCCCTTTTACAGGGCAAACAGTGAACCTTTATCTCCATATACCTGTAAGCTATCCACACTCCACTCTTGCCCTACGTTTTTAACGAGGCGTCGAGCGAAATGGAAGTTAACTTACGCGACATTTTTGATGGTTTAGCTTACGAGTTAGACCTAGATCCATCTACCGTGTCTTACTGCCGTCGTCGTTTGAGAAACGAAGGCGTTAAGTTTTTCACAGTGACCCTCCCAATGCTTAGTAAGGCTGTCTTACATTCCATTGAATATGGAACATTTGAAAGACCTACTAATTTTGCATGGCAAGGGCGCTCTCTCCGTTATTTCAGAAGTTTGCTTTCAAGAATTTTTGATCGAAACGGTAAGGTTTTACCTGAGCTTGATGCCCTGGCTCTTTATGAGATCAGGACTATAGGCGAGTATTTTTATAAACTCGCCCTCCCCTTCGATGAGGAGACTTTGGTAGAACAGGAAGAGCTCTTCGTAAAAGAAGATGACTCCCTGGAGCGTGACTCATTTGACTGGTCTTTTATTGAACGTCTAAGACGTGATTTTGAGACCAACTTCTCTTTTAGTACCGGTACACACTTCGATGCATATAAACACCGTCGTCCATACTTTACTAACGGGAACTTTAGCTGTGATTTTAAGTTGGATGAATATTACATCCACAAAATACATGCTTCAGTTCTTCCTGGCGAATACCATGGAGAGCAGGGCTTCTTTAAGCCCTACCCCGGATCACCAGAGCCTATTAAGATAGGAAGAGATACGTCAGACTTTTCCCGAGTACTTTTTGTACCCAAGGACTCTCGTGGCCCCCGAACAATTGTTAAGGAGCCCTTGATGCGTCTGACGGCGCAAATGAGTTTTCATGTTTGGCTAAGGGATAATCTAAATAGAGAATCTCATGGCCGCGTGAACTTTGTAAATCAGCAAGTAAATCGTGATCTTGCGCGTACATCATCTATTTCAAGACAATGGGCCACACTTGACCTTCGATCTGCTTCAGATAGAGTTGCTTTTTCCGTTATAAATCATATAACAAGAAATTGCGAGGCCTTCAGGTATTTCCTGCGTAGGCGCTCTACCTCTTGTATTTTACCCTCGGGTCGAATACATAAACTGAAAAAGGTTGCTGGAATGGGTTCTGGCCTAACGTTTCCAACGATGAGCCTTCTCATATACCTAGCCTCTTGTCGCATGATAGCGAACCAAGGCGTTACCTATAAGGACGCCATGAAATTAGTCTATGTATACGGTGATGACATAAT